ACGATTGTGCTCAAGGATAGCAAAGAGGGTTGGGCTAAGGCATACCGTCAACTGTTGAGCCTCCTGTGGGCTGGTGAGGTGCCTAAGTGGGATGTGTCTGGTGTTCGACCTGCTGGTGCTAAACTCAAGACGTTTGGTGGTCGTGCCTCTGGTCCTGCACCCTTGGAAGACCTCTTCTACTTCACCATCAACAAGTTCCGTGGTGCTGTAGGTCGTAAGCTCAACTCTATTGAGTGCCACGACATCATGTGTAAGATTGGTGAGGTTGTTGTCGTAGGCGGTGTTCGTCGTTCAGCTATGATCTCTTTGTCTAACCTGTCAGATGACCGTATGCGTCATGCTAAGTCAGGTGAGTTCCCAAGCCACCGTTACTTGGCGAACAACTCAGTGGCGTACACAGAGAAACCAGACAGCACATCCTTCATGCGTGAGTGGATGGCTCTTGTCGAGTCAGGTACAGGTGAACGTGGAATCTTTAACCGTGAGGCATCACGTAAACAGGCTGCTAAGTTTGGACGACGTGATGAGGGGTATGAGTTTGGAACTAATCCGTGCAGTGAGATCATCCTTCGTCCGTATCAGTTCTGTAATCTTACGGAAGTTGTTGTCCGTGCTACAGATACTGTGGATGATTTGGAACGAAAAGTCCGTATGGCAACAATTCTGGGAACAATCCAGTCTACCTATACAAAGTTCCCATACTTGCGTAAAGTGTGGCAACGTAATACAGAAGAGGAACGGTTGCTCGGTGTGTCACTGACAGGCATCATGGACAATCCGTTGATGACAAGTAAAAATGCTGGGCTATCTAAAACTCTTGAGCACCTTCGTAGTGTGGCTGTTGTCACAAACCATGAACTGGCTGATCGGCTTGGTATTCAGCAGTCTGCTGCTATTACATGCGTTAAGCCTAGTGGAACAGTCTCGCAACTCGTGGACTCCGCAAGTGGTATCCACGCACGACATAGTGACTACTACATTAGAACCGTTAGAGGTGATAACAAAGACCCCTTGACACAGTTCATGAAGGATCAGGGTATTCCAAGTGAGCCTTGTGTCTACAAACCAGACCAGACAACCGTCTTCTCGTTCCCTGTCAAGGCTCCTGCAGGTGCAGTTGTTACCTCTGACCTGACAGCAATCGAACAGCTAGAGATGTGGTTGATGTACCAACGTCACTGGTGTGAACACAAGCCATCTGTCACAATCAATGTGAAGAAGGATGAGTGGTTCGAGGTAGGGGCATTTGTCTACAAACACTTTGACGAAATGTCAGGGGTATCGTTCTTGCCATACGACGATCATGTCTATCAGCAAGCACCGTACCAAGAGTGTACTAAAGGTGAATATCAAGAGATGTTGTCATTGATGCCAGAGGCTATTGACTGGACTAAGTTGTCTGAGTATGAACAAGAAGACAACACAGCTGGTAGTCAGACACTAGCATGTTCAGGTGATTCATGCGAAATCGTAGACCTAACATAGGAACTACACCTTCACCCTGCATAAAGGTCTGTCGTATAGAAAAGGACGGATACTGTGCAGGGTGCAAGAGAACCACAGATGAGATACGTCAGTGGATAACTATGTCTGACTATGAACAACAGAAACTTTTATTTGAACTGAAGTGGAGACAAGATGTACGTGGTGATAACACGTGACCAATGTAACTTCTGTGATCAGGCTAAGGCTCTCTTGAAGGGGGCCAACCTACCCTACACAGAATATAATGTTCAGTCGAATAGTAGTAAATGGCTATTGACATTAATGAAAAAAGCTGATATGCGAACTGTACCTCAAGTGTTTAAACCTGACGGAACACACGTAGGTGGTTACACAGAATTAATGAAGGAGTTACTATGACAGGTATCGAAGTATATGCAATCTTTGCAACACTCGTAGCACTGCATCAGCTACTAAGCTAATGGCAGCTGTACGGAAACAGTTTAGCAGGGCTTTGTATGAAGCATATGATGGCCCTGCTCGCACGGCACTGGTGTTGTTCCTTGAAGGTAAGGGACACACCATTGTCAACAATGAAGAGAACTTCAACGTTGATGTTGTCAGTCAATGCAAGGGACACACGTACTTCAACGAGGCTGAGGTTAAGACAGCATGGAAGTCAGACTGGCCTACAGACTGGGCTGAGATTAGAATCCCTCAACGTAAGCAACGTCTGTTAGACAAGAAGGGTGATGGATTTCTAAACTTCTATGTCTTCCGTTCTGACTACAAACAAGTGTGGCGTATCAAAGATACACTCCTGACACAAGAAAGTCTAGGTGAAGCTAAGGGCAGGTACATCAAGAAGGGTGAACTGTTCTTCCATATTCCATACACAAAGGCTGAGTTGATTAACCTATGAGTGACAATGAACCACCCAAGAAGCCCACCCGTACCCGTCGTAAGACAAACTACAAAGGGGCTACTGCAAAGAAAACATCTGGCTTAGTACCACGTACTGACAATCAGAAGGCACTGATAGATGCCCTGAAGTCAAGCAGTCAGGTGTTCATCCTTGGCCCTGCAGGTACAGGTAAGACCTATGTCACAGCTACCTATGCAGCTGACCTGTACACCCTGAAAGAGATTGACAAGATTGTCATCACAAGACCACACGTAGCTGTAGGTAAGGAACTAGGTTTCCTGAAGGGTGACCTTCAAGAGAAGACAATGCCATGGGCTTTACCTGTCTTGGACGTATTGGAGAAACATCTTGGAAAAGGAACAGTTGAAACTGGGATCAAGAACGGCAACATTGAGATGGCTCCTCTTGCACTTATGCGTGGGCGTAGCTTCGATAATGCCTTTATAATCGTTGATGAGTCCCAGAACATTACGACACATGAACTGAAGATGTTGTTGACACGTGTAGGTGAGGGGTCAACTATTGTCTTGAATGGTGACACCCAACAGTCTGACCTAAAGGAAGCTGACGGGTTATCTAAAGTAATACACTTGGCTAAGAAGTATATGTTGCCAGTCCCGATCATTGAATTTGGATTGACAGATATTGTCAGAAGTGATATATGTGCTGAGTGGGTAAAGGTATTTATGAAGGAGAAACTATGACAGACCCCCTTGAAGAACAGGTAGGTGGTAATCACTACATCGGTCAGGGTATCCAACCTATCGAATACATCCTCGCAAATGAACTTGACTTCTGTGAGGGTAATGTTGTCAAGTATGTCACACGGTGGCGATACAAGAATGGTATTGAAGATTTATACAAGGCAAAGCACTACATTGAGTTCCTTATCAAAGATGTCGAAGAAACACATGAACAGTTCAAAGCAATGGTGGAAGCCTCCCAACAAGAAAAGGTGAATTAAAATGTTTACTCCACTCCTTATAGTCTGCACAATAGACATGAATATCTGTTATGCCAGATCACATCCTACCCTCTTTAAAACAGAAAAAGAGTGCTACGACAACCTTGCAGCTGGTATAGCACTCTTTGAGGAACAAAAGTTTATTGTTCAGAATTATAAGTGTGTGGATTGGGGTACTAAGACTTAGTCCTTTTCTTTCCTGAAGCTGTCGTTGACCATTTAACTTTCTTGGGGCCAGTCTTTTTGCTGGCCTCTTTCTTTGAGATACTGCCAGCTACACTCTTAGGACGACACGCAGGGTATGGACGTTTACTGTTCTTAGCACTCTTACGTCCACAGGGTTTGCCTGTCTTGACATCGATCCACTGTTCACCGAACCACTTACCTAGACCACCCTTCTTAGCCACGTTTCTTCACCTTGTTTGCTGTAGTGCCTTTGTACTTTCCACCACGTTTCTTGTATTCTTTTGTCAGCCAAGCTGATGCATAGGCACTAGGCCAGACATCAAATTTACGTTTGGCTTCAGCTTTGACACGGCTGTATAAGGCTTTATTTGTTGGTGTTGGACTTGCCACGTTTCTTAACCTTCTTCTTGTAGCCTGAAGCATAGGCTGCTTTTGCTTGTGCTTCTGCTTGTTTACGGGTAGGATAGCACTTACCGCTGTCACCCCACTTATAACCCTTACCATCTTTACCGCATCGTTTAATAGGCATTACCACTTTCCTTGAGATTTACCTATGAAATAGAAGACAACACCTAGAATACCTATTGACACAAGAATTAAGATTGTACCAAGAATCCATTCAAATACGGCTCTCTTGAACCTAGCTCTCTTAAACTCTGTCTCTTCTTTTGTCTTACGCATATTGCGTAGGATGTCTTTGTATTCTCTTAAACCTGTAGGCCCATAGACAGCTTGGATCATGGACTCTAGCTCTTTCTTTAGAGCTTCAGCTTTCTTCTTAGCTGCAAAAGCATTAGCTGCACGTTCCTCTAGGGAACCACTGAAGGAATGAAAGAAACTAGGATTCTTAGCCTGACGTTCAGCCTCATTGATCTCAGCCCATGCACCTGCAAACTTTGACATAGCTGCCGTTGTGTCTTGCCCTGCACGGATCAGGGATCGCATCTGACCTACAGCTGCAGAGGCTACGGATAGGGCTGTTAAAGGATCAATCATTTTACCACTTTACTTTGTCTGCCCAGTACGCAGCTGACATCTTACCCTTCTTGATATTCTCTCTGTGACGTGCCTTGAAGGATGCTCTACGTTTCTT